TAATTTGTGGCTTGATACCCGGGAATATCAGTAACTTGAACACCCGTAGGTCCGGGGGCCGCGGTGGTTGGGGTTGAGGCCGTGGGCGAAGGTTGTCGGTCCGCGGTGCCAACCGTATTTGCAAGAGCTAGTTGTGCTGCAGACGCGATTCTTGAATCTTTGTTTAAATTGAAGTTGGCAATTTGATTAGCCCGTTCCTCTACAGTTTGAGCAGGATTAAAAGAAGAAATTTCTTTCCCCTCAAAATCCCTGAAAGACACCACTTCATTTGGAGCAAGATCACGGCCCAAAACTTGTCCTGTGTTGATGTAGTCTTCAAACTGTTGACGCTCTAAATCTATTTCGTCTGCGCGTATTTGATCCGGTCCAATAGGGCCGAAGTTCGAGGCAAACGGAGCAAGTGCTTGATTATAACCACTCAATATGTCAGTTACAGCGCCAGATGCTCCTGTTAGTCGTTGATCTGCGAAACCAACCATAGGTCCAAAGGCTGTCATCTCCTGGGCCGGAGTCTGTGCGTCAGCTGGGTCAGCAAAAATATCCGACTCGAGTGCACCAGTTGCACCACCAATCGCAGGTCCACTTATTTCGGTGTACGTTCTCTGTTCGTCAGGAACCGTGTTGTCAAAAGAATATTCACGGCCACCAACACTTAGCACCGAAGTGCCCGGAGTAGTTCCCGGCCTTGTTGAAAAACCACCAGAACTAGCAAGTCGGCTTTGCATCTCCGCATTTGATACTGTCTGACCAGAACCCGTCGATTGTGTTGGCATCGTAAGCGCCTGCGTCAAAGCAGAAATACGCGCATTATCTGCAGCAATCTGCGCATCGAGCGCCGCTCGTTCGGCATCTGTTAGACCGCCATCTCCAAACGGATCTAACATGTTGGATGGGTCAATCGTTGTATCAACGTCTCGAGTCCCAGTCTGTATTCCAGACGTAATGTCAGTGGCGCCTCGGACAACATTTCGGTCCTGCACGTCCTGAATTGCCGACTCATCTATGTTGGTAATCTGCCCAGAAATAGATGGCGGGGGTGCAACAGCAAACGAAACATTGTCCACGGCCCCGGTGTCACCCATATCAAATCCCGGATCAAATACATCAATGTCCCCGGTGTCACCAAGATCACCAAGATCAAACCCAAGGTCCATGTCGCCTATGCTCGGAGCACTAAAATCTGGGGCTTGAGGAAAACTAACATCCGCCGCATCCTCTGGAGAAGTCATAGAACTGTAGTCTGGTCCCGCAGGCGCAATTCCGGGGTCCGCGGCCGCCGGTCCCGCTCGACCCGCATCTCGGCCTGCACCGTCGCCGCCACCAAAGCCACCGGTATCTCCTGTGTCGCCTGCGTCAAAGCCGGGGTCGAAGCCGCCTGTGTCACCAGTATCTCCTTCGTCGAAGCCCGGATCAAAGCCGTCGTCACGGTCATCACGATCATTGCCGTCGTCACGGTCTGAACGGTTTCCACGCTCTCCAGATTCACCACCAGGACGGCCCGGATGCGTAGAGCCACCGCCACCGCCACCGCCACCGCCACCGCCATCATCGGGGCCACCAAAACAATAAAGGAGTTGCTCCATAGGATTTTCAGATGGGGAAAGTGCGTTCAGTCTCATGCAATCATCCAGCCGTATCGGTTTTTACGAGTCCTGAAGATACGAGCTTTCGTACCCTCACCATATGTCTCTTCAAAGAATGTACGCATTTGACGAATGACTTGACGACAACCACCAAATGGCGCAGCAAAATCTACGCACCATAGCGTACCATCATTCGAGGCAAAATCCATCTCAGTTAATGAACCGCTGTCCGCCATATACCTTTTTTCTGCCTCGGGAGACAAAAAAGCATAGGTGCAAAAAGCAATCGGGTTATCTAACGCATCGTATTGAACCAATAGTTTATTATGCTTTAAAGGAGACAGTATGTATGTCTCAATGTTTTGTTCTGTCCAGTTTTTGTGATAATCGGAATGAGACATTATTTGAAAGGTGTCGTATACCAGACGGTTTTGTTCCGCTGTCAACTGCATATCAAGCTCCACTCATGGTCCTCAAATGAAATTAGAATTGAAATTTTTTCTGGGGCCAGGGACTCCAGTTGCTTATCTTACACAAACTGTTGCTGGGATCAATGTGCTCGGACCTTGGTGCAACGAAAAAATCCCCGAATGAATCTATAAAACTAACATTATACCCGCGCACCCCAAGGCGCACGGGTCGTATTTAGGGGGCCACCCCCTCGGCCCGAGGTCCGAGGACTGTACAGAATTTGACCAAGTAACCCCCGAGCCCATCGGCCCGCGGTCCGCGCACATTGTGCACTCATACCAAAGTATAATATGTTTGTGTAATGTTGTGCATTTTTTGTACTGTGTTTACACAACAGATCGTGTAACCTGTATTCATACAGGGCCGCGGGCAGAATCCGCGGGCGTTCAGTCGCCAGCCCTCCCGTGAAAGTCGGGCGCACGCCTCTGATCCGCGCACGCGGTAGGCCGTCAAGCGATACACCGGAAGCCCGCGCAAGCGAATTGCGCACAACCATCAATCCATTGGAGGACTACATCATGGTTACGAAGTACAAGCTCGAGAAAGCACTCAGTGCTGAGGACAATTGGACTCAGCGTCTACTCATGAAAGAGATTATCTCAGGTCTCACTGCCCAAGTGCGGCAGATTGAGAAAGAGATGATTAAGGCAGGGGAGGCAGAGAAACGTCTGATCCGGACTATCCCGATTCAGAATCCTGCAACCGAACGTCGAGAGTTTGAGTGGATTAAACTCAAGTGAAACAACCGCCCCCTTCGGGGGGCATCTTTGGAGGACTAAACATGACCAAAGAGCTAGACAAGGTGCTCGAGGACATCGAGCACCACCTGACCGAAGCGGCAACCCTGCTTCACAATACAGGCGACTACGAGAGTCAGGAGCTGGACGATGCATGCTCCGCAGTCGAAGTGGCGCTGAGTAAACTCAAACAGGTTGAATAATCGAGGGGGCTTCGGCCCCCTCCCTTTGGAGGACTATCATGAACAAGCCAAACTTTTATCGATTCGGACGAATCAAAACCAAGAATCCATACAGGATTCAGGTCCGTAAGCCTCAAACTGGGGTCATGCTCGCTGAGTACAGAGACGGTGAAATTCACAACATCTGGGGCATGGATTCAATGACCAAGCTGAAGCGGCGGGTCATACCCACTTACATTCTGCCCGCGCTTCGAGGACCAGCTCGGCCCTCGATCAAGCTTCGGGAGTACAAGCCGAAGCCTGTGATTCGGCGAGGACTGGGGGCGTAAGCCCCCTTTTCTTTTGCCTCGAGCGGCGGCGCCGCCCTCTGGGCCGCAGGGTCGCAGGACCCTGATAAGCAGGGGCGCAAGGCCGCAGGCCGCAGGGTATTAGACAAAGGTCTAAGGATAAACTCTTGTGTAAACCTGTGTATTTTGAGACACTCTCTTTGTCGGCAATAAAGCCGACGGGCTACTAAAATTGGAGGAAGCCATGAAAAAGACAGTAAGAGACGCGTTTAACGACGCATACATCGCGGACACGCGGCAATTCATGCTCGAGGACGGGCTCCGGTCACTGCACCGCGCCTTTGCCGAATGCGACACGGGCAACCGCGCCCGCATTATCGAGCAATTCCCTTTCATCGCGCAGGCGGCCAAGTTTTATGGCATGCATTCTGAGGCCTGCAACACGTTCGAGCACGACGATATCGTGATGCCGGACGACGCGATCAAAGAAATTCTGGACAACCTGTAAGAGGAGCGGCGCCCAGCAATGGGCGCCTTTTGATTATGAACGAAGAGATCAAAACATTGGTGCATAAGCTTGCCGGTTTTGTAACAGAAGCTCGAGGCATCAGCGAAGAGCTCGAGAACATGGCACGCGAAGACGACGTTGAAGACGACTACCTCGAGGCGGAGGCCTATGACTGGGCCAATGAGCTCGAGATAGTCGAAGCTCGAGTCGATGATTTAATCGCAAAATATTTTCCAGAATCATTTTGAGGAGGCGGGGCCGAAAGGCCCCGATTTTAATATGGAAGATCAATTCACATTCGCGAGTGATCCGGCACACGGTTGGTTGCTAGTCACGGACAATCAGCTGAAGAAGGCCGGACTATGTCCTGGGGACTTCTCTTCTTTCTCTTTCGAGCACAAGTGGGACGATGTCCAGGTCTATGCGCTCGAAGAGGACTGCGACGCGCCGCGGTTCATCCGCGCATGGGAGGCCAAGTTTGGGGAGCTCATGGCATGGCGCGAGTGGCAGAGCTCAGGGGATCATGAGGTGCGGTACTGGCACCGGATCAAGTAAACAGAGGCCGCCTTCGGGCGGCCTTTTTTTTGAATCAATACAGAAAAAGCGAAGCCGCAGGGCCGCAGGCCGCAGGGCTCGCACAAAGTACTTGCACACACAACCAATTGTGTTATTATTCTGTTTCGGCTTTTCTATTGGAGGATTTATGTCGATTTTATCAAACACCCACAAGATGCCCGGGAAGTCTATCTCATTAGATGCTCGGGAATGTAAAACCGGGGCGAAGCTTGCCAAGGTCCCGGGCTCAGTGTGCCATGGATGCTATGCATTAAAGGGCCGGTATCGCATGGCCAACGTGCGCAATGCCATGGCCAAGCGCCTCGCATTTATGACAAGCGCCTCATTCGTCGATGATATGACCGCGGAGCTCGCACGGATCCGCAAGCCACACTTCCGTTGGTTCGATAGTGGCGACGTGCAGAGCGTACAAATGGCCGTTGACATTGTCGAAGTGTGCAAGCGCACGCCACACTTGCAACATTGGATCCCAACCAAGGAGCCCGCCATATGGGCCGAAGCTTTAAAACATGTGGACCTACCAGAAAACGCAATCTTGCGCGTATCCGCGCCCCTAGTGGACAGCGAGCCGCCCAAATCATGGGCCAACACTTCCACAGTCCACAAAGACGGGCAGCCTATCGGGCACGCGTGCCCCGTCAAATCAGGCAAGGATCAATGCGACACCTACGGATGCCGCGCATGTTGGGACAAATCGGTTCCGAATGTATCCTACAAGCACCACTAGGAGGACACCATGGTAATCATTTTTGACGTATACGTTACCGGCAAGCGCATGAAATCGTTTGGCACGAAGCGCGACGCCGAATCATACGTGACAATCGCAAAAGCGATGTTTTCTTTTGACAATTCAGAGATCAAAATCAGGAGGCGGGCCGTCGCATGACGGCCCATGCTCCGTGCACCGAGGGCCTAGGCCCTCGGTTTCCTATTTATAGAACTCTATTACGCGAGGACGCAGGGCCGCAGACCTTGACACGCAGGCCGCAGGGCCGCAGAATCGCACCAAGTTTCTTAGTCCTCCAATCTAAGGAAGCCCGCCCCGCCCCGTGCGGGGCTTTTTATTTAAGACGCAGGGCCGCAGGGCCGCAGGACACGCTCATAATGATCACGGGCCGCGGCCCGCAGGCCCTCCCACATCGACTCGCGGTCCTCGAACCGAGAACCTTGGCCACAGGATACCCCCTCAGAGGCCACCAAACGCCCGTGACAGCCCTCAAATAAAAATAGACCTCGGCCCTTGGTGCTCTTAACTAAGAAGAAACTGAGGCCTCCTGCGTGGCTGTGGGCGGTATGCCACGCAACTTGTTGAGATGAAAGTTTGACGGCGTTAGTCGTTATTACTTTAAGTTCTAACCAGATGGGCAGTCCTTCCCAAATGATATATACGTCAGGCATTCCCGCTGTGACTCGGTTCTCTATCCTCCACGCGTAGCAGTTCTGCGGCAGACTCTTGCGGATTGTGTTCCAGAAGTTCGCCTCCGGTCCCTGTGACATCCTTATATTCCCCCTCGATAAATGCGGTTGGGTATTTCTTCTGAAGTTCAGCGAGTCGGCCCAAGATTTCAGCGCGGCTCATGTCATCCAATCTGTTGACGGTCTCGCGTCGATCAATGGTCAGGCCGCCCAGAGCGGAGCGAATTTTCTCAGCGTTGATGGCGGCAGAAAATTGGCCCGCCTCTTCTGCACCTCGGGACAGTTGATGCAGTCGCTCGAGCTGACCAATCATGGTCACACCATAC